TTGGAAAAGAAAAAACTGATTTCCGATCAGTTGTTGAGCCAATTCTTAATGAAACATTTGACGGTATCTATAGCGCAATCCACTTGAGAAAAGGGAAGCCCACAAAATGAAAACGGGAATGGATTACTTTCTGGATGACGTAAGAAGTCTGACCAAGCAGAAGCCGCCTTTCAATGACGCCTACATATCTAGGTGCATCAACATCCTTGGCACTGCGGTGACTATCATTGATGGTCTGCGGATCATCATTGACAAGAACAAGGTAGAGATTGAGTTTCTCAAGGGAGAGAAGATTAAGAAACAAGCCAAGCCAAAAGGGATAAAGCCAGTCAGGAACTATGCGAGGGAGGTTGAAATCGTTGCCGACTTCAAGTCCGGCATGAAAAAGGGACACATAGCGGCAAAGTTCAAAGTTACTCCTGCCAGAATATCTCAAATCTTGAAGCGTTGTGGGTTTCCACCAGTTCCGTGGGAAAGCAGAAAATGAAACATGAACTCAGAGACTATCAGGCAGAGGCCATATCAAAACTCCGCGCAGAACTGGCGGCAGGGAAGCGCAGGATAGTCCTGCAATGCCCTACGGGAGGCGGTAAGACTGCAATCGCGGGTGCAATCATCCGCTCCGCTCTTGGCAAGGAGAGGAAGGCAATCTTTACTGTCCCCGCTCTCAGCCTGATTACCCAAACGATTGATAGCTTTGAGCGTGATGGCATTACCGATGTTGGCGTCATGCAGGGACAGCATTGGATGAGCGATGCTAATCAGCCCGTGCAAGTCTGCTCAATCCAAACGCTTGCGAGGCGTACAATACCAGAGGCTCACATTGTCATCGTGGATGAGGCTCATGTTGTTTACGATACCTACAAGAAATGGTTTGACGACCCTGCATGGGCAAACGTGCCGATAATAGGACTGTCCGCGACACCTTGGACGAAAGGACTGGGGAAACTGTATCAGGGCTTGGTTGTGGCAACGACAACGCAGGAACTGATCGACAAGGGGTATCTCTCTCCGTTCCGAGTGTTTGCCCCATCCAAGCCGGACTTAACGGGGGTTAAGACTGTTGCAGGGGATTACGATCTGGCAGGGCTTGAGACAGCCATGAACCAGAAGAAGATCACTGCTGACTTAGTGAAGACTTGGATTGAATTAGGTCAAGACAGGCCGACATTGTGCTTTGCGGTTAATCGCGCCCATGCCGCCAATATCTGCGACGAATTTAATCGCGCCGGAATATCTGCCGCCTATGTCGATGGTGAAACACCGCTCGATGAGCGCGACGATCTGGCAAAGCAATTCAGGGATGGCGACTATAAAATCATCTGCAATGTGGGTGTGATGACAACGGGTGTCGATCTGCCGTTTGTATCTTGTTTGATACTTGCGCGTCCGACCAAGAGCGAGATGCTATATTGCCAGATTGTCGGGCGTGGCCTGAGAATATCGGAAGGCAAGACTGATTGCCTCATTCTCGATCATTCCGATACTACTGCCCGTCTGGGGTTTGTCACTGACATTCACCATACCGACCTTGATAACGGCAAGAAGAAGGTTGGCGTCGGAGACAAGAAAAAGAAGGATGACGAGCTGCTTCCTAAAGAATGCCCGTCATGCACTTATTTGAAGCCTCCACGCACAAGGGTATGCCCTAATTGCGGGTTTGAATCCAAGCCAAAGTCAAATGTGTTTGTTGCTGATGGCGTTCTTAATGAGGTCAAAGGCAGGGGAAAAACAAAGTCATATTTTGATGTTGCATCTCCGTTTGAGGAAAGAGAGAACTTCTATCGTGAGCTTATCGGGATGGCACAAGAGCGGGGATACAAGTCGGGTTGGGTATACCATACCTACATATCAAAATATAAAGACAAGCCCGATAAAAAGTTTGTCCAATCAGCCGCAATACCTACAACCAAGACAATTAACTGGGTTAAACACACTTGGATTAAGAAAAAGGCGGCACAAAACAAGAGCATGGGAGCGTTCCATTGAGCGGGAGCATTGTCGAGGACGCCCGTGGTCGATGGGTTGGGTTATTTGCCCACTTTGGTCTGGAAGTCCGCGTAAAGAAGAGCGTGGCTTGCCCAATGTGCGGCGGCGTTGACCGCTTTACTTTTGACGACAAGCAGGGGCTTGGAACGTACATTTGCCGAGGTTGCGGCTCCGGTACGGGCTTCAAGCTACTGGCAACGTGGAAAGGATGGTCACAATCAAGAGCGATGGGTGAAGTACGCAAGATAGTGGGGGGAATTGCACCAATGACTGTGAAGCCAGAGATGGACGACAAAGAGCAGAAAAGGATGCTCAATGAAATGTGGCAGGGAAGCCGTCCGATTGTTGAGGGTGATGCGGCAGGGAAATACATACACACTAGGACGGGGATGCTAACACCGCCCAAGACATTGCACTATCATCCGGCTCTTTGGAATGCCGAGACTAGCGGGAACATGAAGGCGATGGTCGCCAAGGTGACGGATTATGATAACCGCCCCGTCGCCATCCACCGTACATACCTGAATGAAGATGGTGGCAAGGCTGATCTGGAAAAGAACAAGATGCTGATCGGGAAGATGCCGGAAGGCTCCGCAATCAGGTTGTTCCCGTTTGAGGAAGAGATCGGGATAGCGGAAGGCATTGAGACGGCGATCAGCGCGTATATAATCTTTGGCATTCCAACGTGGTCGTCCGTGAGTGCGGTCGGGATGGAGAAATGGAAGCCGCCATCCGTGATAAGGAAGGTTTGGGTATTTGGGGACAACGACAAGGGATTTGCAGGTCAGTTGTCCGCATATCGCTTGGCTAACGGGCTGATGAGGCTAAACCAATATGAGTCGGTCGAGGTCTGCATTCCAAAGCCAAAGGGTGCGGATTGGAATGATATCTTGACGATCTACGGGACGGTCGAGGCCAAGGCTCAGGTCGCCAGATAAATCGCCGGAATTAAATCGCCGGAATTAAATCGCCGGAATTAAATCGCCGAGAATAAATCGCCATAAATCGCCATAAATCGCCGGAATTAAATCGCCGACAATTATCGACAATTATCGACAATTATCGACAAATAAAAAACCCCGCCGGACGTATCCGATGGGGTTAATTGTCATTTGATCAAGTCAATCCACTTGGGTATCGGGTGCTGTCCGCTAAGCCATCTCTGGACTGTCCGGACTGAAACGCTAATGCGATTGGCAAATGCTGTCCGAGTTTCATTATTTGCCTTTAACAGGGCTTCGAGTTGTTTAGGGGTCAATTTTTTTCTCCTGTAGTTTTGAAAAACGCCAATATATCTTCGTCTTTTGTAATCAAGCTATCAATCGTTTGATTGCAAAGTGCGCGGAGTTCTTCACTGCCGCACCCGCCTATTATTTGAGATTTCAATGCAAGCTCAAGACTGGCATACGCAACTATTGTTGCGATTTTATCAAAATCTTCTCCTTCTTTCTGTGCAATTTGCATTATGTTTTTTAATGTTAATTTGAGCAAACGGTCAGTAAAACTGTGCCATTTCTCAAACATTATTTCATCTATGTTGCTCGGCATCTATTGCTCCTTTTCTATTGATTTGAAATAACCCAAAACATCTGGGTCTTTCGTGGTCAACTGGTCGATAATTTTATCGCATACTGCGCGTATCCCCTCGATCTCAAATCCGCTGATTATGTGAGATTTTAGTGCAAAATCGAGAATGGCGTATATGGCGACAGCCACAACTTCATCTTCTTTTGCATTTTCTTCAGTTGCTTTGACCAAGATATGAAGCATTGTTAGTTTTAGTTTTTGCTCGGTGTAAGTGAACCATTTTGCAAAATCTTCAATTTTTGTCTCTCTGGACATTTGATTGTTCCTTATGAATAATATGGACGTTCATCTGGAAATGGACGGGGTTCACCGTCCATCACCTGAGTGTCGTATTCGCCATTTGAGAGAACAGACGATACCGACGCTCTGCCCTCGTTCAACTCTTTGCAGACGGTGTTGTATAACTCCGTCGAGTATTTCAACGCTTCCTCTTCATTGTCGAAATACTTGGTATGCTCGGTATGGTCGGTTGATGGGAACCCACTGGTGTACCACCAACCGCCTTCCTCCGTCCCACCGTAGGCAAGATCGGTCATGTAAATCGCAACGCTGTGCATTTGCGCTCCTTACGGTTTCAGTTTTTCTAGTAATTCAAGAGGCTCGATATTTGAGGTAATCCCCGTGATGTATTTCACCAATTTATCGTAGGCTTCCGTTTTTTGATCAACGACCACAAGATGCAAAACTTCTATGCTTGTGCGGTCTTCAATCGGGTTGTGCCATTTTGGAATGCTTTCAACGTGGGTGTAAGCCCATTGCCGGAACCTGTCCTCCGGCAGATCGCTTGTAATCTCGTAGGTTTCCGTTCCTGATACTTCTAGTGTGACGCGATACTTAATCATTTCCTTATACATCGTCGTCCTCCTTGTTCATGTCGATCAAATCATGCCCGTATGATATCGACAAATCCTCCATTGCTACGCTGTCCATGCCTTTCAATTCCTCTGGTGTCCAAAGGATTACTGCATAGCCTTCACCTCGTAGTTTCTTCATAAATTCAATGATTTCCATTATGGCCTCCTCAAATTACCGGAATAACTGGAAGATCGTCGCGGGACGTGAACAATGCCCCTGCCCCGTTGCCTTCGTCATCTCTCGACGGGTAGATATAGGTTCCGTCATCGAGCATCAAAACGATGCCTGATTTGTCCCATCCGAGATTTTCCATCTCGGCGGGATAGAGGTATCGGGCAAAGATGATTTTCTTGCCGACCAACGCTTTGGTAACATAAAGTTCCCAATGCTTTTTGCTTTCGTCTTCGTGCATAGTGTTCTCCTGTTAAATTGCTAACGGACTCGTCAGGAGCGGCACAACCGCTCGACGGGGATGTTCCCCGTTTCGTCCTGTTTGTTGTCAGTGGCTGTTGGTCGCCGCTTCGTGCGCTAACGCTTGAGCATCAATCTGCGCGTCGATTGCTGTCGTCGTCTCGCCGTCCTCGTCTGGATATGGGCCGTAGTTTGCAACGAGATGGGCCATGTCTTCAGGGGCTTTGTCCGGCGAGAAACAACGGTCGTTGCCGTCTTCCCACTTGCCGACATAAAAGCCGCCTTCTTCCCAGTATTCGGCCTCGATAACATAGCCTTGCTTTTTCATCTCTCTGAATACAGGTATCGGCGGCGACCATGCCGTTTCAAATTGGATGAGAAGCATTTTGTCTTCGCGATCAATGATCTCCGAGCGACAAATATCCCATTTTGTCCCCCAATTTGACACGCGCCAATCGTATTCGTCGCTTCCGAGCGTAGTAATCCCGATTGCCAAGATATCAGGATCGGTTTGTTCAACCAGTTCTTTAGGAACGGGAATGAAATGCTCGAAAGTGTCCTCGTTTTCTAGTGTCAGAGCGAGTTCGCCTATTTTTTCCGCATCATTGTGCGAGATAACGGCTGAAATGTAGCACCAGTTAGGCATTTTGTGTCTCCTGTTAAGTTACTGACGGCCTCGTCAGGGGCGGCATTACCGCCCGACGGCTCTAAGAGCCGTTTCGGCCTATTCTTCGTCGTGGATTAGGAAAGTGTAATCCGAACAGTCGGCGGCATACGGGAACACGTCCCGCGCATCGTGCCAGTGGACAAACTCCTCGTTTGAGCAGTCGGAAGGGGCAGGAAGCCCCGTTTGTTTCATCCAATCGTCCACCGCCTTGATCTCCTTCCGCTCCATGCCGGAAGGGTCATTGTTGATCAGGTACGGCCCCCAAAAAGACGGGAGCGTGTAAAAAAGGATTTTCATTGGAGCATCTCCTTGCCATTAACGTAAATCGGTAAATCGTTATAACCTTTGCCGTCTGTCCGCATGACCTTGACGGGGATTGCGCTTTTCATCACGTTAATCCAAATCGTCACGTCAGCCATTGCGCGGTCAAACTCGCCGCGCTTGTATTTCTTGCCCGTGTAATGCTCGGCAAGGTCTAATAATTGGCGGCTAGTCGTCCGGCGATTTATCTTTAATCCTGCTTTGTGCAGTTTAAGAGCTGACCGCAGGGAGATAGCTTGAAAAAGCCTCGTCGCGTCGTTGCCCGTGAACATTGTCCCGCTATCAGTAATAGTAATACCTTCGTCCATTGTGTCCTCCTGTTGTCGATGGCCTGTCCATCGGATAGACGCATCAGCTCGTCGCCAATGCGTCTCTCGAACGGTCAAACTGCTTTAGGCGCTTTCCAATAGTCGAACGCCTTCTGGGCGGCGGTTAGTTCAACTTCACCGCGCTCTTCGCCTCGCCATTGTTTCCACTCGTCGGGGAAAGCAAGCGCGACGATGCACCAGTCCACGTCCTCCTCGAACCATCCTTTTAATCCGTTTCCGGCAAAGGACGACCTGAGCCAAGCGGCGGGAATTGCCGCTCGCCGCTCGGCAGAGACGTAGAAACCTCCGTGACTTGGCGTCGAGATCGACCAGACACCCGCGAACGGTTGCTCTATTTGATCAGGCATCCCCCAAGGTGACCAGTCGGGCGCTTTAATCTCGTTGTAAGTCGTTGTCATTGTGTGTCCTCCTGTTGTCGGGCATTCTGGCCTCGTCAGGGGCGGCAATACCGCCCGACGGCTCCTAGAGCCGTTTCGGCCTTATTCTTCTTCCTCGTCCTCGTCGAACTCGTTGGCCTCGTCGAAGTAGTCGTCCTCGCCTAGACCATATCCGCTATCTTGAAATTCGACCGCCCGATATTCTGCGGCGGTTGTCGGTAGGCTGTCGCTGTTTATCTCGGCGGTTGTAATGTGCAGGATGAGTGTTTCGCCTTCCGTTTCCTTCTGGTAATCGCCTTTTAGTATTGGCCCTATCAGGTCGTCGCGGATGCCGAGCGCGTCGAGCAATTTAATCGCGGTTTTATCGTCGTGCGGCATGATCGCCTCTTCAACCCAACGGAAAAAGCCGATTGAATAAAGCATTTCATTTGATGCGATTTTGAGCGTTGTCGTCGTCATTGTGTTATCTCCTGTTGTTGGCCTCGTCAGGGGCGGCATTACCGCCCGACGGGGAGCGTTCCCCGTTTCGGCCTTAGTATGGGTCATTGCCTTTTTGCTCGGCCTCGATGCGCTCGACTTCCTTCGCCTCGGCCTGTAGTCGCTCATTCTCTCGGCGTTCGGCGTTTCTTTTCTCGCGGTTTTTAAGTTCGGCAATGCCGCGATTTTGTAGAGCGATCAGCTCCCGCTCGTTCACGACTTGAATTTCGAGAGTGTTGTCACGGGGGATAAGAGACGAACCACGACTGGCGTCGTCGTCGTCGGAATAGTTGTAAGAAGTCTCATATCGGCTTGTCGGGCTGTTTATCAGCTCTAATAATGCCGCCGCCTTCTCAAGAGGGATGACAAGCGCGTCGGAATAACCAAAACGGACGATAGTGTAGTTTTTCATGGTGTTTAACCCCTGTTAATCGGGCTTCTGGCCTCGTCAGTAGCGGCACAACCGCTAGACGGGGAATAATCCCCGTTTCGGCCTATATCCAAAGTATTAACCCCGTTAAGAACGCGCCGAGACAAGCGATCTCGAACACGTCGCCGAGTAGGTTGAAGATGGTCAATCGCATGGCAACGGCTCCATGCTCGCAACAGCGGCGACTAATTCAACTTCTAGTTCTTGCTCGGCTTTCGCCTCTTCCAACCACTCGGCGGCTTCTGCGCTGAGCCGCTCATACACGGCGGCGGTCAGGATATCCCAAACTGTCGGGGCTTCCTTTACTAGGCCGCTATCGTCTGGCCCGTATCCGAGCCGAACGTCGCTATAGAGTAATTCGACAAGCCGCCCGTGGTAAATCGGGATGCGACCGTCAACGTATTCGTGCAGTTCGTCATCTGGATAGTTCGCGCCGAGTATGTTGGCTTTGTCGGCTTCGAGGTCGGCTCTAAGTTCCATCCTGAGAGCGTGCATATTCATTTTGTAGTCTGTGTTCTCTTGCATTGTGTTCTCCTGTTGTCGGCATCATCGCCGGATAGTCGCGCCAGTAACGCAACTATCGAGCAATGACGGGGACGAGGCATAAGCGTCCTCGTCCCGTCATATCAGGAGTAAATGATTTTTCACGATTTCAAATAGCGGCCATGAAGGGGGCAAGGGTCGTGCTTAGAAGCTGTCCGCGCATCGGCGGGGTCGCCTCGTAGGCCGTGGGCCTTGGTCTTCAATCGTTCGACTAGATTAGCGACGTGGCGTCGCGTTGTCAACAGGGCATAGAACCGTTATATTATAAGGGTTCCGGCGTGTTTGTCCTGACGGCACGTCGGGGATAAATCGCGGGGGAAGTATCGCCTCGATGCCCGATAGAACATGGTGCTACGTCGCCGAGCTGATAGGGTGTGATAAAGCATCGAGCCGGATATCCGGACGGGTTCACCTCGACGAGCTGATAGGCAAAGGCCGAGAGAAGGCCGGATAAATAAACGGGCGGCAAGGCCTCTACTCCAGTTGCCACATACACATATAGAGGGATAACCAATAGAGCCGCTGTATAGGCTTCTCTATGCCTTGGGGAAGGCATCTAGGAGGGGCATGACAGGTAGGGGTTACAAATCAAAGCAGATTGATTATATTCAGTCAGCTCTTCGAGCAGGAACAATAGGTTACAGGAGGTTGAATTGGCAAAAGGTGGATTTAGGGTAGGTGCAGGGCGTAAAACAGGCACATCGGACAGGGAGATGAGGAAGGTCAATGTCGAAAAAGTCCTGCAATCTATAGGCTCTGGGCCGGATAAGACGCCGCTCGCATATATGCTCGGCATCATGCAAAGCGACCGCGCCGACATTAAGATGAGCGAGCGGATACAATGCGCCATTGCCGCCGCCCCGAAT